GACTCTGTGTGGTTCATTACGACCAAGGAGGTGGACTCGTTGAGCCTACGAGGTAGAGCCAAGTTCATTAAGGCCCTCAGGGACAACCGGGATTATGTCCTGAAGAAACATGGAGGTCCTGTAGGCAATGTCATATGGGAAGGCGCCACACGTCATAGAGGATTCTTAAAGGCCCTTGGGGCAACCTTCCATGACTGGTGGCATGTATCAGAAGCCACAGGGGAGCGCTTCCAGTTCTTCACTGTGGGCAACTAAAGGAGGGCGCTATGTGCGAACCCGTAAGTATCTCAATCGCAATGGCTGCTGCAATGGCTGCAATGGCTGCCTCTTCGGCAAGTCAACAGGCTAAGGCTGAGGGCAACGCTAAGGACACTCAGCGTAAGGGCCACATTGAGGCCGTCAAGGGGATGAACCGTAATGATGCTGACTACCGACTTCAGACCCGTGATAAGGCTGATGAGGCTAACCATCAGTTGACTGAGGTGAACCTTTCGGCACTCAGGAACAAAGGGACTGTGCTTACCGCTATCGGGGAGTCTGGTCTTGAAGGGAACTCAATGGACCGTGTATTGCGGATCACTGAGAATGATTCATCCAAGGAAAAGATGGCTATCACGGACAACTACAACCGGGACTATGCGACCATCTTTGCGACCCAAGTAGTAAACCAAGAGAACACCAAGTCCATGATCCGTGGGTCTGGTAAGTTGCTCTCTACGCCTAACTTTGCACATGCCCTGAATATTGCTGGGGCTGCTGTACAAGGTGGGGCCTCAGGCTACTCAACAGGCAAGTCCATGCAGGGCTCAACGCCTTCACCAGCAACCAAGTAAGGAGGTCTAATGGCTAACAGTATTAACCAAGCTATGCATGGTCTTGAGAAGGGCTCTCCTGAGCGCCTGAGAGGCACTGTAGGGACCCTAAAGTATCAGCCAGCAGCACAGCAAGCAGACCAAGTGAGCAATGCCTTAGGCCAGTCCCTGAAGAACTTCATGGGCGTTGGTCAGGCTGCTGTGGGTGTCTATATGGCAAACAAGACGGACACTGCTGAGGAGCGCTCTAACGAGATCATCCGTAAGCTAACCCCTGAGCAACGTAAGGTTGCCTTGGAGTCCGGCACATTGCTCTATCAGGATGACCCTGAGGCAATGAAGCTCCTCAAGTACAAGACTGGACGCAACACTGCCTATGAGGTTGACTCAGAGATCCAAGGGTTGATTGATCAGGGTAAGTTCAAGAGCCGTAAGGAACTTGAGGAGTACCGCCAGCAGCGCTTTACGGATGCCTCTAAGGCAGCGGCTGAGGCGTCTGGACTTGATGAGTCTGATCAGTTCTACCAGCGGGGCTTTAACACTGACATCGTGCCTCGTAATGCGGCCATCTATGACCGTCACGCTCAGGTGCTCTCTAAGGAGTTCCAGGCTCAGGCAGTGTTCCAGACCAAGGCAGACATCCAGCCACTTTTGGATGACTCCTCGATTATGAATGATGCCTCTGTGGGTAAGTACCTTGCGACCCACATTAACAACTCCCTGAAGTCTGGTGAGCTGCCTGGGGATCGCCACGCCATCACAGCGCTCCAACAGATCATCTCTGACTCAGTTCAAAAGCCTGGGGGCACCAATGCCCTTAACCAACTTGAGAACCAAGAGATCAACGTGTACGGCGGCAAGGCCAAGGTACGGGACCTGATTGGTGGTGAGGTCTATGACAACATGAAGCTCAAGGCTCAGTCCTTTGCTTATGCGTCTAATGCCAAGTCCCAAGAAGTCCTGACCACAGGCATTGCCACAGCTCTTGCACAAGATGATCCTTCAGTGGGCTATCAGCAGATCCAAGAGTTGAAACGTCAGAACAACATGGTCCAGCCAACTGAGATGATGACCCCTCAACGGCAAGCCCTTATTGCGGCTGAGGCAGACCTAATCAATAAGGTTCGTCAAGATTCTACTAAGCGGACTGAGGACCTGGATAAAGCCATGAAGGTGGACAATCGGTTGCTTGTAGTGGACCAAGCGTTCAACGCCCGGATCAATGGGGAAAACGTAGCGACGGACATTAAGTCCATGCCAGTCAACCCTAATACTGGTGAGTTCAAAGAGTCGGACTTGGCTACCTACGCTCAAAAGATTAAGGACCGTATAAACAACATGGGGATCCCTCAGGACCAGAAGGATGCACTGAGCCTTAAGTACCTTCGGGCAGACTCAGCCAATGGTCCATTCCGCAAAGGCTTTCAGACCCTCATTGATGATGCTAACCAAGAGTGGAAGGCAGCCATTATCACCGGCAACACTGAGAACCTGGCGCGGACTGAGGAACTCCAAAGGTCCTACGCTCAGATGCCTGAGTTGGCCATGTTGTACCCTGATGCTGCTGGACGATTTGAAGAGTTGAACATGATGGCGAACATGGGTATTGACCCTAAGATCATGATCGAGGCCGAGAAGGCTAACCTCAAGTTGACTCCAGACCAGACCAAGGAACGTAACGAGGTATGGACCAACCTTAAGAACAACTCTAAGGCTCCAGAACTCTCACGGATCCCTCAGTCTATGGAAGGGGCAGCCCGTAAGGTCTATGACGCCTGGACTTCTAAGACTGGTGATGTGGACTACGCACAAGAGCAAGTCGTTAAGTTCCTCCAACAGAACACCGTCCAGTTTAAAGAGGAAGAGTCATGGCGTAATGGTCGTGACAAAGTGGCCGGGATGGTGGGTAAGGTTGACTTAATGATTGACCCTAACAACGTGGACTCCTGGCAACAGGGGCGCGATATGGTGGACGCTATGCGGACCAAGATTGGGACTGACAACCCTTGGGTTGGAACTTCAGGTCTAAACGTCTCGGCTCACAATGATGCTGTGTTCATTCAGTCCCTGGATGGCACTATCAGGATCCGTATGGACAAGGCTGATATGGCCCGTGAGTATCAAGCCCAACAGAAGGCTCTTGAAGAGTCAGCCGTTAAGGCCGCTGAAGTTAAGGCTAACACTCGTGCTTCAGACGTGGAGCGAATCTCTCGCCTTCGCGGTGGAAGCTAATAGACAACTACATAGGAGAACTAAATGTCGGACTATCAGAGCGTAAAGGCTAAAGGAACACCCTACGATCCAATCATTCAACGTACAGCGGATGCCTATGGTGTCCCTTACGCCTTATTGCACAAACAGATGTTCAATGAGTCCTCCTTTGACCCTAACGCTAAGTCCCCAACAGGACCCCGTGGACTGGCTCAGATGACCAAACTTACTGGTAATGCCTATGGCCTTCAGACGGATGAGGACTTTTATGATCCTGAGAAGTCTATTGATGCTATGGGCCGTCACATGCGGGACCTACTAAAGACCTACGATGGGGACCAGCTCAAGGCAGCCCTGGCGTACAACCAAGGTCAAGGCAAGTTGGGCTCTCCTCAGTTGGCCGCATTGTCCCGTGGGGATCTTTCAGGCGTCTCTGAGGAAGGCCGTAACTACATGGCTAAACTTAGTGATGTGGCTGAGAGCCCCTTTAAGGACTTGGTGTCTAAGGGGATAACCCCAAAGACCCAACCGCTCCCATTCGATCAGCTAAGTGAGGGAGTAAGGAAAGCCCCTAAGGTTCAATCCTTAGTGGGTTCTGATGTTCCAGTAGTAACAGGCCTGGGGTTTGCCGGTAAGGAGGCCCCTAAGGTTGACAAGACGTTCGCCCAACTGAGCTATGAACAGAAGGGAACAACCATCCAAGAGGATGACGATAAGTCCACTTGGTTTGGTACTGGTGAGGCAATTGATGCTGAAGTAGCTACAGGTCCCCTGGGGATGGCTTATCGTGCTGCTAAGACCGACACTGGGCCAGCTCTAATAGACCAAGTGTTGTCCAGTGAATACTTCAATACCCAAGAGTGGTCCCGTGAGGAACTCGATAAGATCCGTAATGCTGGGGTTAAGCCTCAGTTTTATGGAGTGATCACAGGCGGTAAGTCTGAGAACATTGACGACCTCATTAAGCTGGCCCTTGAGAACCAACAGTTTGAGCGTGATCGTGCTGATGCAGGCACTGGCGGTAAGATCGTGGCTGGGTTCGTTGGGGCTGCTGTTGATCCTGTGACCTACACACCGTTTCCTGGCATGGTTGGCGCTAAGCTCATCTCTAAGGTTGCTGTGGGTGCTGCTTATGGTGGCGCTACTTCGGTTGCCTCTGAGGCTGGCCGTTCGATCCACAGTGGACTCCATGCTGACTATCAGTCCGCTCTGATTGGTGGTGCTCTCCTGGGTGGTGGTATGTCCTTCGCAATGGACCGACTTGCAGCCGCCTTCAGGAAGAACGCTGAGACTCCTCCAGAACCTACAGCACCACTTGAGGGTGACTACATTCCAGGCGGTGGTGGAAGTGGTGGACCTGGAGTTAACTTTGGGGCACCTAAGGTTGAGTCTCACTTGGATGGTGAGTTCTCTAACGTGAACCTCATTGAAGGACGTAAGGCCATTGGGCAAGACCGCCTGAGACTTGAGGGGCCACCACAGAATGACTTTGCGGGTCAGGCAATGCGCCTTGAGGCCCGTGAGACAGCCCGTAACACTGGCGACATAGACCGCTCAAGGATGCCTGTAGGTCAGGGTGATGAGGTGGTCAATATGGATGGCCTGGATGTGGCTAACGTTCCTGGAGACTCTCAGGCCGTAAGGACTCTTGACGGGTCTATCTACTCAGGCGGTAATCCTCTTAACCCAAGATCCCGTATGAACTTCACTGGTGATGTCCCTCCAACGGATGGCTCCAACTGGGGCTTTAACCTGGGTGGGTTTACTGAGATTGGTCTGACCTTAGGTCGCACTGAGAACATCGTTACTCGTGACTTGGCGGCTGACTTGGTGCGCTCTCCTACGGGCAACGTAAGTGGCTCCAATGGTAAGTTCGGGGCAACTGCTACGGACATCGTGGAGCGGCTCCATCACCAGAACAATCTGTCTTACAACAAGGTCCACAATCTCCTTGAGGAACTGATGGATGACCCGGCCTACGCTCTCTCAGGTGGCTTGAAGTCAGACAAGATGGCTAACGCCTTCAGGAACGTAGTGGAGGACATTGAGGCCTCTTGGAATCCTACTTTCACCAGTAAGCTCACAGCCAAGGAGAAGGAACTTAAGCAGGCACTTCAAGACCACTTCCAAGGGAAGCTGGATATGCTTGAGAACCCGGCTCAGTTCGGCAACCCTGGTGCTACAAGTGTCCTTAAGGGGACCCGTCATGCTGGGGCTTATGTCCCTAACGTGTACTCACTGGCCGCTAAGCAACTGTGGACCAAGACCTTAGGTGGTCGTGAGGGTCTGAAGGAAGGTATTAAGCGCTCCTGGATGACCAGCTATGCAAGTCGTCCTCATGTGAAGGCTCGTGTTGATAAGGCGCTTACAGAGGACCTTAAGGCCAAGGGTATTGACCCGACTCCAGCGAACCTACAGAAAGCCCTTAATGAGTACACAGAACAGAAAGCACATGGCGTGAGTAACGATGAGTCGTTCTCTTCAAGTGGCTTTGAGGAGAACATGAGTGGGGTTGCTGGCCTGGAGAACAACTCGTTTCTTGATGCTCGCCACTTGTTTGACTCAGATATGCCTATCACCCTTCGGGATGGCTCACAGTTTGCTGTTAATGACCTGAGAGACTTCAACTACGCCCACATCATGCCAGCCTATGACCGCCGTATTGATGGTGACATTGCCATCATGGGATCTACTGGCCGTGATACAGCAGCCTTGAAGCAACGTGTGTTGGACTTAGAGGAAGCTGCAAGGACTCCTCAGGATCGTAAGGAAGTGGCAGCACTTCAACAGGTCCTCAAGATGATCACAGGGAGAGCCCGTAGGGATCCTGAGGGTGCCTTTGGTACTCTTGGGAGAGCCTTAACGGATCTATCCTTTGTGGCTAAGAACGCCTACATGGGGATCCAGGGGATTGGTGAGGTTGCCAGTCTGGTGACTAAGGGTCACGTCCATATGGTCCTTAAGGGTGTTCCCCTTCTTAGGGACATTGCCATGATGGGCAGCAAGATCAAGCCTAAGGAACTCAAGGAGATGCACGCCTTGGTGTTTGGTAAGGAGCTTGATGACCTCATCCGGCCAACTCGTGGGGACCTCGTGCAGCGCCTCAGGGACAATGGCTCTAAGGAGTGGGTGGCTCAGTCTGTAGGGACCGTTAAGTCTGGTACTGGCTGGCTGGCTGCTAAATGGCCTATGTCCCGGTTCCTGGTGGAGTCCACTAACTACCTCATGGATGCAGGGAGACAAGGAGTCCTCTCAGAGTTGGTTAACCACACGTTGTCTGGTAAGCGCTCCAAGTTGTTCACCAAGGATCTACTCAATGGCTACTCCTTGACTAAGGAACAGTTTGCTGATGTTCAACAGTTACTGAGGGATCACATTGAGGCCGGACCTGATGGGAACTTTAAGATCCGGGATGGTAAGGCCTTTCAGTCGGACCCTCGGACTATGGACCTGTGGCGAATTGGTGATCGTATTGCTGACCAAACCATGCTACGTCCACACAAGCTGAGCAATCAGGACACCAAGGCTTATGGCCCTGGAGTCGCCTTGATGATGCAGTTTAAGAAGTTCGTAACCAAGTCCATGAATGGCCGCATGGTTCGTGCCTATATGGATGCCACCAAGAATGGTCAGAAGGTTGACCAGTTGCTTCAAGGTGTCATTGCTTCAGGTTTGGCTATGAGTGTCTACATGGCACAGAAGCACCTTCAGGCCGTTACGGTTCCTGAGGGTCAACGTAAAGCCTTCCTGGATCAAGCAATGAATCCCTCTACGCTTGCCTATGCGGCCATCTCCCGAAGTTCCCACATTGGGGCACCCTTTGGCTTGGCTAACGTAGTGTCGGCTCCCCTGGGGTTCGATCAGGCGGCTATGGTCCGCACCTCGATTCTCCCTAAGTCTCCTAAAGAGAAACAAGGGAACAAAGGGGCCATGAAGTACCGCCCAACGTCTGACTCAAGGATCCAGGATGCTGCTGGCCGTGTATTGGATCAGGTGCCGGGAGCTGGCTTTGTGTTTGGTGCTGGTCAGGCTGCCTATAATGCTGCTGGACTTGTAGGAGACTCTAAGAACAACTTCACAGACACAGAGTATATGACCGGGATGTACAACGGGATGCGCAACATTGTCCCTAACGATCCCGTCACACAGTCACTCCTCCTGAAGCTCTTTAATGATCAAGGGATTGAACTGAAATAACCCTCACATATGGAACCCAAGGTATTGACTACGGGTTCCTCTTTCTAATTACTATAAGGAGACCTCATGGCTACGACTTATACAACGCTACCACTTGACGGGAGCACTCGTGAGTTTACGATACCCTTTGAGTACCTGACCCGAAAGTTCGTGGTAGTGAAGCTCATTGGGGAAGACATTAAGAGGACACTTGTTCTTAATGTGGACTATCGTTTTGTGACACCAACCAAAATATCCACTACGGTCCCTTGGGGTCCTTCAGATGGTTATGATGCCATTGAGCTTCGCCGCGTTACCTCAGCAACTGAGCGACTCGTTAACTTCAATGATGGGTCTATCCTTCGGTCCTATGACCTAAACATCTCCCAAATCCAGGCAATCCATATTGCTGAGGAGGGACGTGATGTTTCCAATCAGGCACTACAAAACAACCTTGTTCGTTGGGATGCATTAGGTCTGCCCTTGAGCAACCTTGGTGCCCCTGTTGAGGGGACTGATGCAACAAACGTTGATTATGTCCTAAACCAAGTTGATAGCGTGACAGCCTACATTAATGCTCAAGTCGATCAACTTATGACTGACTATAATGGGCAGTTCACTGGCGTTAAGGCTGACTACAATGGCAAGATAAACAACTTGACCTCCACAGTTAACAGTAACTTCTCAAGGACTCTTAGGGCACCAACCGCTGATAACCTTGCTGAGCTGCCTATTGCTATTGCACGGGCAAACAAGATGCTGGCCTTTAATGACTTAGGGCAGCCCATTGCAGTTATCCCCCAAAGTGGCGCTATTGGTGACTTTGCGATTGACCTTGCAAACACCCTTAGTCCAACTCGTGGTGCCGGTATGGTTGGCTACCTGGGGCGCTCAGTGTTTGACAGATTGTCAGAGGTGGTTTACTTCAAGGACGCTCCTTTCTATGGCAAGATGGATGGCTCAGACGACTCAGCGGCATGGCTTCGGTTCATTGCGTACCTTAAGGTACATGGTGGCCGTGGTATGTTGGGTAAAGGTAAGCTCTATCTGAAGTCTGCAAGGCTCTACCTGCGGATGTCTGAAGGTGCCTTTAAGAGCTTTGATATTTGTGGTGAGGGACCGGGGACTACCCATATTAGTTTTGGTGATATAAGTCCAGAACTGAATGGCGCTGGGGCCATCACTAAGAATGAGCCAAACCTATTTGATGTGTCGGGTGTTATTGGGCTCCAGTCCGCACCACGGATCCGCCTCAAAGACTTCTCCTTCGACTACATTGAGCAAGTCTATAAAGGTGGGGCTTCTAAGGAAACACCAGCTCTGACTGACATTAAGCCACTGTCTGGTGGTGTCTTCACGTTCCTCTTTGAGTACACAGATGGTGTTGAGATTGATAACGTGGTGGGTGCTGAGGTTTATGGCAATGGAGTTATTCTAAGCCGTAGCCCTTACTCGTCCATTAACAACTTCAGGGCCTACAACATCTCGGGCGGCAACCCTGGGGCTGCTGATAGCACTGGCGGCCTGATTGGCATCATGCGTGGTTCGCAAGTTGGGACTCATGTTTCTCACTGTGTGGGTATCAATACGAGAACCTTCAAGACTGACACTGTGGGTGGCTTCAACAACATCACAGCTAAGGACACACTGTGTGGATATATTGGCGTCTGGACTGAATATGGCATTGATGTAGGCGGTAAGTATGCTCCAGGTACTGACCTGTGGGGCACAGTAACGCCAACTAACAGTGCAAGCATGGGATGCCTTGTTGAGAACTGTCTTGTCTATGGCTACACACTGGGCTTCAAGATGGAAGGTAACACGCCTTGTGTATTTGACTCATGTGTTGCAATCAACTGTTGGATTCCGTACATCGGTGGAGCGTCTCAAGGGCGAATCACAAACCCTTATGCTGATCCTGCTGGGTGTGATGGTAAGCAGTGCCCTCAGTCTGGTTATGAATACGTCAGGGCCTTGTTCGTGCATTACAACGTTAATGGTCCCGCATGGATGTACTCAGGGTTCACTTTTGATGGTTGTATGGGCATCACAAGAAAGACCCGTGTTAATACAACCAACTGTGATGATGGGCGATTCACTAACCAGCAGATCGTCATTGATCATACTGGCACTGGTGGTGACATTAACCTTCTTGCAACTCGGAAACTCGGGGCTATGAGGGGTGCTAAGGTGTCCGGTATCTACATTATCAGAGGCCTTGGTGAGAATAAGTCAGCGATTATCTATGACATGGCAAGCATGGAGCTGGACATTACGGTTATCAACATGACCGATAAACTGTTCACAATTAATCCGGCTCAGTTCTATGTGTCGCTGGGCTATGGCTGTGCAAACTCCAAGATTAATGTGGACTCAGTAGGATTGGTGAGGCTGGCTGTTAGTGCCTCTCCAGATGTTGTGGTAAACCATACGCATACTCTACTGGATACTGCCCTTCAGGCCCCTGGTAATCTGCTTTCAGTTGGGGGCTGTACCAATGCCGTAGTCAGCTATGACCACACTTTGCACTCATCTGCCATTGCTCCAGGTCAGTTTGCCCCGGTTGAAGTTAGCTGTGTGAGTCCTGTTGTTAAGGGTGTGTTGCGCATGAAGTCCTCAGGTGTTAACACAATGGATAACATGCTGTTCACCAATAGCGTCCAACCGAACCTGAGTCTCTACAAGTATGGCGACACAGCGGCAATGCCTTTGATCAAGCCGGGGACTTCTGCTAAGGGTGCTCATATCAACGCTGTAGATACTGGTGGTGATGCAAGTCCATTGTTTGATATTGGCTATGGCTTCATTGGGCCAATCACTTTGAACGATGGCCTTATTAGTGCTCGTAAGTTGACCTTGCAGACCCTCACGTTTGAGCCTAACCATCCAGACCGGATTGCTAAGGACACCATTGAGTACATGCCTGGAGTCTCCTTCAAGTACCTTCGGCCTGTTGCTGGTGCTCTGTGGGGCTGTAAGGCTTACACAGGTGGGCGTAGAGCTACAGCTTGGGTGGCAAGTACCGCTGTGTCGTTGAACACTTACAGGGCTGGTGGTGCCGATGTGTATAAGGCAACTGTTGCGGGGACCACGGGTACTGTCATTCCGTCCCACACTTCAGGTGATGCTGTTGATGGCACCGTAACGTGGACTTGGGTAGCGCCTAAGGCTCTCTTTGTGGAGTCTACAGCCGCCTGGGGCACAACTCTAATCTAACAAGGAGAACTTAATGTCCTACAACCCAATGGAACCAACTGAGGCTGAGAAACCTTTCAGGCTCAATATGCACACTCACTTGGCCGCTGAGGCTAAGCGTCTGGAGCTGGAAGAGGCACTTATGGTGGAAGCTGTGGCATGGGCTGAGGCCATTGTCATTGATAAGGCCCTTGAGGGGACCATCTAACAGTGAGTATCTCAATCGACTTCAACAATGGGGTGATCCAAGCGACCCCTGTTGTTGCAGCGGCTGGTGCCGACGTGGCAAGCCGTGTAATGGGCTTAACGCTCCCTGAGTGGTTCTATGTGTCCGCCATTTTGTTTGGTGTCGTACAGACAGCTATTGCAGTGTACCGAGCGATTAAGGAAGAGAAACGTAAGGACAAAGGAGGTGGACCATGAGTGATAAAACTAAGTCCGTCCTGGAGCAACTCCTGGAGGCAATCGACACAGAGAAAGCACAGTTCATGTTGGCTGACTTAAGGGACCCCGCTAAGCGGACCCCTCAGTTATACAACGCTGTGGAGAAACTGTTAGAGCGGCACAAGTTCACCATTGCCAAACTCAGCCCTGACCTCACGGTCCTGGGAGACCTGGGGATGGCACTTGATGAGTTCAATGCTTTGACTGATGAGGAAGGTGAGGGCTATACGGCTCACTAACTGATCACTTGGAGTAATACCAAAGGCTGATCCTTCACAGGGTTGGCCTTTTTAGTTTAGGAGGTGGTCATGGATCTTAAGTGGATCAAATGGGTTGCTGCTGTGGCGCTGATGGTGGCCCTTTATGGGGCTGGCTTTATGCAGGCCAAGAGTAACTATGAGAAACAACAGGGTGAGGCCACTATTGCCTTGCTCCACCAGAAGGAGACTCAACGTGAGCAAATGCAAACAGGCTTGGACTTCAGTGCAGCAGCATGGCGGAAAGCTCTTCAAGCAAACTCGGCTGATGCTAAGCGGATTCGTTCTCGGCTTAATGATGCTGGGGTCCGGCTGTCAGTCGCACTTGCAGACAACACAGTCTGTACAGTCACAGGTGGTAATCGACCAGTCACTAATGGAAGAGCCGAGCTATCTACAGGAGCTTCTGAATTTCTTATCGGACAAGCCAAACGAGCAGATGACCAAGTAAAGGCACTGCAAGGAGTCGTAAAGCAACTTAAAGGAGAACCTAATGGCATTCGCTCAAACTGAGGAAGAAAAGAAACTTGCACTTATGAAGTCGGACTTTGTGGCCTTCTTGTTTGTCCTATGGGCAGCCTTGAATCTCCCTCGTCCTACTCGTGCTCAAATTGATATGGCCCGTAAGTTGGCCGCTGGGGATACCAAACGGTTTATCCTCCAGGCATTCCGAGGGATCGGGAAGTCATTCATTACGTGTGCCTTTGTGGTCTGGAAGCTATGGAACAACCCTCAGCTCAAGATTGAGATTGTATCGGCCTCTAAGGACCGTGCGGATGCTAACAGTGTGTTCATTAAGAACATCATTAACATGCTCCCCTTCTTGCACGAGCTGAAGACCAAACATGGGCAGCGGGACTCCTCGTTGAGCTTTGACGTTGGGCCAGCCCTTCCAGATGCATCACCCTCAGTTAAGTCTGTAGGTATCACAGGGCAGCTCACAGGCTCCCGTGCTGACATCCTGATTGCAGATGACGTTGAGGTGACTAACAACAGCGCTACAGATGCAGCAAGGCAGCGCCTGGAGAGTCTGGTTACTGAGTTTGATGCAATCCTGAAGACTGGTGATGCTCCTATGATCATCTACCTGGGGACTCCTCAGACCGAGATGACCCTTTATAGGACTCTTGAGGACAAGGGCTACAGCACCACTATCTGGCCCGCTCGTTATCCTGCGGATCAGAAGGACCTGGACTCTTATGGGCACCGTTTGGCACCTATGCTCAGAGCCGATATGGAGCGCTCAGGGTGGACTAACTGGGGCCAACCTACAGATCCCCTACGTTTCACTGTGGAGGAGCTGAGAGCCCGTGAGTTGTCCTATGGCAAGGGTGGCTTTGCCCTCCAGTTCATGCTTAACCCGAACCTTTCGGATGCCGCTAAGTATCCCCTGAAGTTGCGTGATTTGATCGTAGGGAGCTTTGAGGCCACTAAGGCACCACTAACCTACTCATGGTTGCCTAACAGCTCTAACCTCATCTCAGGGGTTCCTAATGTGGGCCTTAAGGGTGACTCTTACCATCGTTATCAAGAGGTGGCTCCATCCTCAGCGGCCTACTCTATGAAGGTCCTGGTGATTGACCCAAGTGGTCGCGGTAAGGATGAAACTGGTTATTGTGTCCTGTATTACCTCAACGGCTATATCTACCTGATGGAATGGGGTGGGTTCCGTGGTGGCTATGAGGACAAGACCCTTGAGGCCCTGGCTCAGATTGGCAAGAAGTGGTCTGTTAATGAGGTGGTCATTGAGGGCAACTTTGGTGACGGTATGTATCTCAAGCTGTTTAGCCCTGTGATGACTCGTGTGCATCGAGCGACCATCACTGAGGTCAAGAGTAAGGGTCAGAAGGAAGTACGTATCATCGACACCCTGGAGCCTGTACTGGGCTCTCATAAGCTCATCGTGAGTGAGGCTGTCATTCAGCAGGACTATGAGTCAGCAGTTAACTCAGATGGATCCTTTGACATCTCCTACTGTGGGTTCCACCAGCTTACAAGGATCACCAAGGAGCGGGGCTCACTGGCCCATGATGACCGACTGGATGCCTTGGCAATTGGTGTGGCCTTCTTTGTGGAGGCTATGGAGAAGGATAGTGACCTGGGCGCTGATGAGATGATCCAGGACTTCCTTGAGATGCACATGGAGAACGAACGGATGGGCTTTGAGGATCACATGCAGCAAGCCGTTACGGATGACGTGAGTATCCAGTGGGAGGCCGATGGGTCCTCTTCAGGTGGCTTCATCCAGTGGTAAGCACCTAAAGGCCGTACAGGAAAGCACAAGGATGTGCAACCTGTTTAATTAACCCTCACATACAGAGAGGGGGGACTTAAAGTTATACTATAGAGCTACTCCCTTCCAGGTCCTAAAGGTTCACTCATCGTGGGTGGACACAGGGATGATAATCACATGATCACCAACCATAAGGAGGTAGAGACCATGAAGCTCCAGACTGTTCTTAAAGCAGTACGTATTGTAGCAACTCATAGGTCCACCTACCGATTTCTGGCTGTACTGCTGGTTGCTTTGGGTGCAGCTCAAGGAGCCTCAATGGCCTTGGGTATCGAAGGTGTCCTTTGTGCTGTGCTCGGTGGTTGTGTTGGTTGAAGTGACCTGTGTGTTCCTTGTTCCAGGCGCTTTAACCTTGTTACGTTGGCACTCCACCAAGGTTAAAGGATAAGGTCAACCTTAAGCCCTGGAGTCTCCTACAAGGGCTCTCAGGGTCTCCTAATAGTCTTCATTAAGGTGTTGACATAGGGTTCCATAGGTGGGACTATAGGGTCTCTTAAGGGATGATCATCATAGGGTGAACACTCCTAAGGAGATGACCATAGGGTTCCTTAATGGCATATTTTGGGTACAACTTGTGTGACCATCTCAAGGTAGGACGGACCCAAGGTTCCCCCGTAGGGCCCTCTTCCAGGCCTCCTAAAGGCTCCTAAGCCCATAGGGAAACTCAATGATCCTTGAGGGATACGATAGGAAGAACTGATTGTTACTACATGATGTGCCTCCTTAAGTTGACTGAATGAGTGCTCATAGTAGGCCCTGATGATAGGCCTGTCAAGTGGTACTTAGGGTGGACTTGAGGAATCTTAAGGTGAAACGTTAGGGTATAACATTGGGCCTCTGTGTCCCTATCTGTAAGCACACTATGAGTCCTCCTCAAGTTACCTCAAGACAACATGAACACAGCTCACTATAGGCACCACTATAGGAAGGACCATAGGTTAGACCTGGAGACTCACACCTAAAGGAAGACTCATAGCAGCCGATAGGAAGAGCTATAGGCAGCACTAAGGGAGAGCTTAGAGCAAGGCTTATAAGTCTATGTCTTGTGATGATCATGTCTAAGGGCCTGCTTTAAGGCCTTCAGTCAACTTTAAGTGAATCTTTATAAATAAGTGGTTGACAGGATATGGATCTGTGGCAAGATGGCCCTACTCCAACAGGGCAGCACTTAAAGCAACCTGTTAAGTACCGCTCTTTAACAATTGAATGTAGTACAAAGATGATAACGCTATGAGTATGCTAACGATAGGGCCTTAGGATCCAACCTATAGAGGATGGTGAAGAGGTGAAGGCCCTACACTGAGCACACTGGATGCAACCGCACCGGCTCTATTGAGGGCAACACGAATGACTAACGTAATGACCATCGCATTGAACAACCTGAAGTCTGCTGACTTGTCAGGCCTTGAAGCTGGTCAGTCCCTGGAAGTCACCTTGAAGGGCTTCAGCTTCGCAGTAACCAAGCGCCATCCTGGTCAGATCACTGATTATGTGGTGAGTCGTAAAGGTGCCGACTTGTATCCCCTTCCAGGCTTTGAGCGACCTTAAGGAGTTCGTAAGGACTTGTGTAGCGGCCTACCAAGAGGAAGCTGTAGAGGCACCTAAGCCTAAGTGCCCTTCAGTATCCGAACTGGCCTATCAGGTCTCTGAGTCGGGCAATCTGTTCTTCACTAAGAAGACCATGAAGTTCTTCGGGGACACCTTAGGCAACTACGGGACTCGGATGGTCCAACAGAAAGACGGCTCATGGGTCATTGAGTTGTTCCGTAAGCGTCCTGTTAAGCACAACACCAGCAGCTCAGCCTACTTTGATGCTGTTACCTACAAGCGCCTCCACTCGGTTGACCTGAAGGAAGGTAATTAAGATGATGTCTAAGACAGACAACACCTCGTCCCTAACAGTTGGATCACTTAATAAGGTGATCTACCTGGCCCACGGTAAGCAGATTGGTATCAAGGTCTACCCGAACGGCTACACACTCACAGTGGACGCTAAGCACCTCAGTGCTAAAGAAGTCCTCAAGATGTTCCCTAAGGATGGTGAGGCCATCGTCCGTGATCAGCTCCAGGCTATCCGTGAGTTGGCCTTAACAATGGGCTGGAAGGACACCGCCAAGTCAACCATTGATGACTACAAGGGTGAGTAATGACGCCTCTATATGTCCCAACCATATTCATTGGACTGGTGAATGATATGACCCGTGATAAAGAGATACTGAAAGACCTGGGCTTTGACTCCACTCGTGAGGCCGTCAATAAGGTGAGCATTGAGGAGCGCTATAAGGAGGCTGTTAACGCCCACCAGCAGGCGCGCTATCGGTTCGCTCACTATGAGGGCAAGGTGACAGACCCTCAGCACCGTAAGTTGGCCGATGAGGTGGACCGCACCTTGACCCATGTGAGGGTCTTGGAGATTGCCTGTCTACAGCAGCGCATTGAGTCCATTCAGAAGGACCTCAAAGGATGACTACAAGGCGCCACAAGAGGCCTTGGTGGAAGGATCAATGCACAGGTGATGATGTCGCCAATGGGATCCTCCTGGTCCTCTTCACATGGTGGGCTTACTACCTGATCACTACCGGCCATGTATGGTGAGATTTAATAACCCTCACAGATAGAAACCTAATGTTCACCTAACGAACACCTTTAAGGAGACACCAAATGATGCAAGACGTAGCCCAGACACTAACCAACGTGGAGGTCTGTGATTCCAATCAGGCGCCACAAGTGGCAGCACCTAAGCACCCACTGGCTGAGCTGATTGCTGGTCAGGCATTCCTTCAGGAACTCCAAGGCAAGACCACACGCCAGCTCAAGGAGATCGTTCTTAAGACTCCTAACACGCCTGAGCTTGAAGAGGGCGAACGGTTGCTCCTGGTGATGTCCATTAAGATCCTTCAAGGCCGGATGCCTAAGGCCAGCTACAACAGCTTCCTACTGGAAGTCGTAGAGGCAGCACGAGCCCAACAGTAAGTAACACTCCTATAAGCCCTTCAGGTCCTCCTGTTGGGCTTTAAGTGGTTATAAACACTCACACAATGCACAGGTGTTGTAATGAACAAGACTCAGATGTCTCATCCATCGTTCATCCTCAAGGTTCTTGTAGCTCTCGCTCAGGCCTTGAGGTCTCGGGAACCATTCAAGTCCACAGAGTTCATACACAACCGTAAAGGCCAACGTATAGCGCGCTTGGTGTGGACTGATAAGGCTCTTGGGCGCTTCCTGATGTACACAGATGACCCACGGGCTGAGCATTCAGAACTGATGGTCTCCATTATTGAGGACTGTGGTAACACGCTCCACATTCAGTGGCTTAAGGAGCTTCAGGCACACGCTACGCTCAAGCTGAAGGAACAACTGAGACAGGAAGAGGTTGTTGAGGCTCACGTTGAGAATGAGGCCCGTAATGCTCTCTGTCAGGCCCGTAGAGCTGTCAAGTTTGTGAGTCAAAACCCACACATAGGCAAGACCCTTAAAGGCCGTGAGGCAGCCTGTGAGGCCCTCGCTTGGTATCGTCAAGCGGCTGAGCTGGTGAACAAAAGGACGGACCTCGGTAGACTGGTAGAGTCTGGTGATGTTGAGAAGTTCAGACGTATGGGACAAGTGGTAGGCATGACCCACATCACGTCCACTGAGATCATCCTTAGCCGGTCCTATGTGCCACCCTTTGAGATGGACTACACGGCTCTTGAGCTGGCTTGTCTACACATGGTCCTGACCACAGGCTACGGACACCGAACAGGGCCTATTGAGGTCTCCAAGACAGGCACAGGAAGGAGCACACAGGCATGAACTTAGAGGACCGTAAGATCCGACTCAGAGAGCTTATCCAGGCCCACAATCGGGCTCTTGAGGAGGGCGATGAGGAGGCCGCAAAGATGCTGGAAGGCTGCTTTGAGGAACAGCTACAACTTTTCAGAGCAACTAAGGCAGCACAGCACCAGAACTCTAAGCGCTCCTGGAGTAACTCAGGGGGCTTCAGCCACGTTAGGTCTACAGGAGTGATCCTTAAATGAGTCACTGGAACAAGGTTAAGGCTGTATCCTTCAGGGTCCAAGAGGCTGTTGAAGTGGCTTACGGACCTGTCTACAAGCTAACAAGTCGTAACTTCCAAGCCACACGTAAGGAGCACAAGAAGCACGACTTTGAGTTAGGCCTTGGGCCTTGTGGCGAGACAGTTCGTGAACTCTATTACCGTGAGGATTCCCAAGGGTTCCAGGTCTATCAAGTGACTGAAAGATCCCGTAAGAACTTTGTGTACCCTTGGTCTGAGCTACATGGCCGGATCACTGTTACCTACCTGCTTCAAACCGAAACACTCCCGCTGTAACCCGCACTACTCGATTCACCAGTATCCCTCCCGTTTCAACTGAAAGACTCCCCTTGAGATTTACTTAAAGGAATGTCACTCAGGCCCCGCATTTGCTGGCCCAAGGCTGGCTGAGACCTGCACAAAAGGATTTAACCCTCACAGACAGACCAAGGCTCAACTGATGACCCTTAAAGTCTCTCTTAAAGCTCTACTTAAAGTCCTACCTAAAGAACCCTTAAAGTCTCAACTATGAGTTGACTTTAAGTCCTTATTGTTTACTTAGGTTAATAATAACCAACATGCCCATAGCCCAGACAAGTATCATCCCTAAGCGTCACGACTTCTCGGACATCTCTGAGGCAGCCCGTCCATTGGCAATCTTAACCAAGCACTTTGGTGAAGACTTAGCTGTTGCTCAGTTGGTCTTAGAACATGAGGCTTACACTCAGGGTGAGGAGCGATTCCTTAAGAACCTTGAAAGAGCCTCTCAACGTGGTGAGGTTGCCGACAACGTAACCGCTAAGCCTCTCCTACAAGTCCTCACGCCTAAGATGGCTGCAAGGTTCACTGAATGGTATGAAGGCCAGCGCGACCAAGGGAGAGGCCGTAAGCATGTGGCTTATGGTCTTATGGCTAACCTGGAGTCTGAAGTTGCCGCACTGATCACCATTAAGGTGACGGTTAACGAACTCATCCAGATCAATAAGGGCAAAGGTCCAGCCGGTAATGCAACTCAAGGCAGCATAACGCTTCAATCCTTAGCGACCCGTATTGGTGTGGCTATTGAGGAAGAGCTACGTTATGGCCGGATCCGTCGAGAGGAACAAGCGCACTTCAAGGCCGTCATTGACAACAACCTGAAGAAGCGTAATGGCCCCAAGTACAAAGTTGAATACATGAAGGCCGTTGAGGAGTCCATGATTCAAGAAGGCCAACTTAAGACAACTTGGGAAGGCTGGGGTAAGAACGTTGATGGGACCGATATGGCCTGTCATGTGGGCATTAAGCTCCTGGAGTTGCTCATTGAGTCCACAGGTTTGGTGGAAGTGATCCGCCAGAATGCAGGCAACATGAAGACCGACCATGAGTCTGTACAGTTGCGCCAAGAGTGGACGGACAAACTGATTGACCGTGCTTATGCTCTCTCAGGGATCAGCCCTGTGTTCCAACCCTGTGTAGTGCCACCTAAGAAGTGGACTGGGTTTAAAGGTGGTGGCTATTGGGCCTCAGGTCGTAAGCCTATCAACTTGATTCGGACATACCAGAAGCGCCAACTTGAGCGTTATCGTGATGTCCACATGCCTGAAGTCATTAAGGCCGTTAACTTGGCCCAAGAGTCGGCATGGTGTGTGAACCATAAGGTACTTGAAGTTATCAACTCAGTAATGAGCTGGGACCATGTGCCTGTTGAGTCGTTCCCTACGACAACTAAAGAAGAACTCCCACTAAGACCAGACGGTATAGACGATGATGAAGTTATCCTTAAAGGATGGAAGAAAGAAGCCAGCAAGATTTATCGTCGTGAAAGGGCGAGAGAGTCTCGTAGGTTGTCCCTTGAGTTCACAGTCTCTCAGGCTAATAAGTTCGCCAAGTTTGACGCTATCTACTTTCCCTACAATATGGACTGGAGGGGCCGAGTATACGCAATCCCTACGTTCAACCCTCAAGGGTCGGATCTAACTAAAGGGTTGCTTAAAGCGGCTCACGGTAAACCGATTGGTGAGGAAGGCATGAAGTGGCTTGCTATTCATGGAGCTAACTGCGCTGGTGTCGATAAAGTAACTTTCCCTGAAAGACTCCAATGGATCAAAGATAATGAATCACTCATATATCAAAGCGCTATGTCCCCACTTGATTGTACATGGTGGGCGGAACAAGACTCCCCGTGGTGCTTCCTTGCCTTCTGCTTTGAGTGGCTCGGGGTTCGGGATGAAGGAATCAATTGGGTCTCAAGTCTCCCGGTTGCTTTCGACGGCTCGTGCTCTGGAATCCAACACTTCTCGGCAATGCTCCGAGATGAGCGAGGAGGAAAAGCGGTTAACCTTGTCCCATCTGAGAGCGTGCAAGACATATATCGACTTGTTGCAGACGCAGTTAATGCACGACTACAGCAAGACATTCTTAACGGAAGCTCCAACTCTACCAAGGTATTGACCGATAAGAAGACTGGTGAGATCACTGAGCTTCTTGAGTTGGGCACCCTGGAACTCTCCCGGCAATGGCTGGAATATGGAGTTACCCGAAGTGTCACTAAGCGCTCCGTTATGACTCTCCCTTATGGGTCCAAAGAGTATGGCTTTGCTGATCAGGTCTTAGAGGACACTATCCGTCCAGCTATAGACTCCGGTAAGGGCACCATGTTTACGATCCCTGCTCAGGCAGCCCGTTACATTGCCAAGCTCATTTGGGAGTCTGTGAGTGTCACTGTTGTGGCTGCTGTAGAGGCTATGGAGTGGCTCCAATCAGCCGCTAAGTTGATGGCCGCTGTAGTCTTCGATAAGAAACTAAAGAACCCTGATGGCTCTAAGGTGATCCTTAAGGACTGCCTCCCAATCTCTTGGGTGACGCCTGATGGTTTCCCTGTGTGGCAAGAGTACAACAAGCCTATGACTCGTCGTCTGGACTTGATGTTCTTAGGGTCCATCCGATTGCAGCCTACAGTTATCTCAGGCTGGTCTAATGAGATTGATGCAGCTAAACAAGAGTCTGGAGTTGCTCCTAACTTTGTGCATAGCCAAGATGGTTCGCACTTAAGGAAGACTGTAGTTAAAGCCAATGAGGCTTATGGTCAAACCTTCTTTGCTCTTATCCATGACTCCTTTGGTGGGATCCCTGCGGAAGCTGGTGGGATGTTTCGAGCTGTAAGGGAAACTATGGTGGAGACCTATGAGGACAATGATGTTCTCCTGGACTTCTCTGAGCAATTCTCTGATCAACTCCATGAGTCCCAAGTAACCAAGATGCCAGCACTACCAGCACACGGAACGTTAGACATCCGGTGCATCCTTGAGTCGGACTTTGCGTTCGCTTAAGGCTATTAACCCTCACAGATAGAACACACCTCATAATTCCATTTAGGAGCAACACCAGATGTTTACCTCTAAGACCGTTGAGCGCACCAAGAAGACCAAAGCAAGCATCCTTGATGATCACTTCCTGGAGAACCTGCGCAAACGTAAAGGCAAGCTGAATAAGACCGTTCGTGTTCCCCGGCCACTTTGGGTGAGCCCGGACCATAAGACCAACGTTGGGCGCTCTAAGCCGCTCCGTGGTGAATCCTTGAGTTTCCTATCTGATGATGAGAACTACTAACATGACAACTCCAGTGATCTTTAAGACCAACCCTTGTGGCCCTGTTGACTTCAAAGAGTCCAGCGTTACGAAAGCCCTTGATGCCAGCTACCTGATTGCAGACACCAAGAAGGATGGCGCTCAATTGAACCTGTGTGTCCTCCCTCCTGAGGATGCCCCGGCCTACTCTGTTCATATCAATTGGTTGGGACGTAGTGGTAAGACCTTTCCGGCTCTACAGGGTCTCCTTGAGGGCAATGGCTATGCCGAAGTAGACCTGGATGGTCAGTTGGTCAACCTTGTAGCTGACCAGCGTTGGGAGTTGTTCCTGGCCGACTGTGTGTATCCTTCAGGCCTCATGATCCAGGCCGAAGTGATGGTCAAGGAGTCCACAGCAGCACAGACCAGCGGCACCCTACGTCGCAAGACCAAGGTTGACCCTAAGCGCCTTGAAGTCCACGTCTTTGGGGTTGTCCCCATGTCCCACATATTGGGACACTCTGAGGACACTCCATTCAACGTCACCCATGCCCTGATGAAGTACCACAATGAGCACACCGTGGCTCAGCTCAAGAAGTTCTTCCCTGAGATTGATTGGCACGTCATTGAGACGGTTGATGTTTTCTCTATGCGGGACCTTAAGCACGTCTATGAGACTCGGCGGGAAGCCGGTGAGGAAGGTCTGGTAGTTAAGGATCCACTGGCTGTGTGGACTCGTGGTAAGAAGGTGGGCCAATGGAAAATGAAGCCTGATGAGCGCATTGATGGCCACGTCTCAGGGCTCGTATGGGGCACTGAAGGCCTCTCCAATGAAGGCAAGGTCATTGGGTTCCGTGTGATGCTGGAGACAGGCGTAGAGGTGGACGTTACGGGGCTTACTGAGGCCTTGAAGTCGGACTTTACGTCTAAGGTCATTGAGGAGAACTGGAAGGAGCCGCTTCATTACGAGAAGGTGGCCGCTAAGGATCAGGAGGACATCCTTAACCCTTACGATGGCTGGGCGGTTCAAGTGGGCTACATGGAGATGACTGAGGACGGTTCGTTACGTCACCCATTCTTTGATTGCTGGAGAGGGACCGAAACGGATCCTAAGGACAAGGTATGAGCAAGTTCAAGGTTCAATACTTGGGTCTTAAGAGACCTGGGTGGTTCCGTAAGAAGGTCCCAACGTGGGCCATTATGGAGAAGTATGAAACATGGAGTTGGGCAACTGGTGAGCCTGACTGTCATGATTCTCTACGGATTGTCTCTGAGCATCTTAGTGTTGACTCAGCGGCACAAGAGCTACAGCGCTACCAGTTGAACCCTTAAGCAATAACAGAAAGCCCTACTTCAAGATACTTTGAGGTGGGGCTTTTGCGTTCCTGGAGCTTTATTAACCCTCACAGATAGAACACACATCCAATCCAAATAGGAGAACTCCATGACTCTGAAAGTCCACGTTAACCAATCCAATAGCCTCATCTCTTTGCGTAAACCTTGCCGTGCCATCGCAGTGGTCTTCAAAGCTCCCGTTAACAAGGTCGTTAAGACTCCTGAGGCAACTTACTTGCTGACTAAGGGTGTCTGTGAGGATGCTAAACGTTTGGCCTATCGTCCGACCTTGAAGCCCTATGAGGGCAACTGGCCGGTCATTGCGTTGATCATTAAGCGCATTAAGGAAGTCATTAATGACTAAGATCCTGGCCCTCAATAGTATCCGTGGGAAGTCCGGTAAGGACACCTTGATTGGCCTGTTGGAATCTGAAGGCCGTAGTGTGTTCCGTGTGGCCTTTGCGGACATCCTTAAGAAAGAGTGTGCTGAGGTCCTTTCGGGTCCTGAAGAGAAGACTTTGGGTGCAACCTATGAGGGAGCAATGCACAAGTCCATTAAGGATAAAGCTCAGCACCAACTGTGCCTCAACTCGCTTCCTTCAAGTCCATATAAGAAATTCCTGATGGACAACCATTTTGGGACCTCTGAGCTTATGAAGCCCCGTAGTCTCCGATGGCATCTCCAACAGTATGGCACTGAGTACAAACGGGTTCACTTGAAGGACCCTGATGTTTGGCTTAACGCTGGACTTAGGGAAATCTACAAGGGCCTGGAACAGAAGCCTAACTTTGTAGTTGTGACCGACTTGCGGCTGCCTAATGAATACCAAGCAATGGAGTTCATTAAGAGACCTGGGGATAACGCTGGGTTCTTCCAGTATGCCTATGTCCGTATAGTCCGCGATTGGTTCATCCCTGGAGTTGATGACCAGCCTTATCACATCTCTGATATTGCCCTTATGGCCCACTCCTTTGATGGACTGGTAGTCAACCGCCTGGGCGAACCTTGGGCAATGTTGGATCAACTTAAAGACCAAGGAGTAATTGACTGATGGAAGCTCGTAAGAAATACATTGCATTGATCCAACTGCCTAAACGTAAGGAGCCTATTGAGGTCCCTGTGTTTGCGGCAAGCCTGGAGGATGCCCTGGAACAAGTAGACAAGGCTTACGGTGAGGACAATGTTCATCGTCTGCGCCCTGAGGTGATCCAATAATGTGGTCCTTAGGGCTCGGCGCTTTCGCCATCCTCTTGGCCATCCTAATAATCAACTCGGAGCCTAAGCAATGGGAGTGATGATTGAGGGGACTCTGAGTTTAATTACCTTGGTCCTCATTATCCTCATTGCGACTGGCATGGTGAAACTATGAGATACGCCCAAGGTAAGCCCCGTAAGATGCCTGATGGTTTCTTGCACTTGAACAACTTCAGCCATATACGCGCAAGTGGTCTTGCAGGGTTCCTCTATGAGCGCCTGATGACCACAGAACAGCAACGGATTGTTCTTAACGCTCTCGTTGAGCGAGCTTCAGACTCCCAAGGAGCCTATAAGTTTGAACATGATGTGTGGCGGTTCAGTAAGTCTTTCCTTATGGAGAACTTTAAGAAAGTCGTGTATGGGACTTATTGGCTGGTCCGCAAGTCGGCTGCCCAAGAGGTCTCAGTGGCTATTACCCGAGAGATGAATGCCTGTGGGTTCATTAAGGTTGATAAGGTTCCTTTTGGTTCGGACATTTAACCCTCACAGATAGAACACTCTCACAACCCTTTGATTAAGGAGAAACACAAGATGGCTAAGGCTCCAAGTAAGCAATACCTGATGACCCCAGTTGGCACCGTTGAACCCTACTGCTACATCCAAAAGCCGGACTTCGGTAACGAACAGTTCAAGCAACCTCGGGGCGTCTATAAGCTCTCCCTGACCTTGACCAGTGCCCTGGCTCAGCCTCTTATTGACAAGATCGTCAAGTGCCATGAGGAGTCCTATAAGGCAGCCCTGGCGGACCACAAGAAGAACCCACCAGCCGTCCAACGTGGTAAGAAGCCACTGGAACCCTATGAGGGTGACTTGCCGTTCTTCGATAATGGCGACGGTACTGTTACCTTCAAGTTCGCTATGTACGCGACCTATACCAAGGACGATGAGATCCAGGAGTTGGCACTTAAGGTGGTTGACTCTAAGGGCCAGCGTATTAACCAAGTTCCGGCCATCTCGGGTGGCTCTGAGGTCAAGGTGCGCTTCTCCTTGTTCCCTTACAAGTGGAACCCAACTGTTGGTGCCTCTGTGAAACTTCAGCTCGACTCCATCATGCTCGTTAAGCTGGTAGAGTACCAAGCTGGTGGCGATGATTGGGCTGGTCAGGAAGAGGAAGGATTTGTTGCTGAGGGCAATGAGTCTGCTGATTGGCGTCAAGAGGATCAGGAAGAACCTCGTGGTCATGCTGCTGAGACCATTCCTGATGCAGACGACGACTTCTAAGTATGGTGGCCCGATACACAGGCCCTCGTAAGTCAGCAGCAAGTGCCTTCAGAAGTGGCCTGGAAGAAAAGGTCTGTAAGCAACTCAATGATGCTCATATTGCCCATGCGTATGAGCGTTATCGAATCTCCTATTTAGTCCCTGAGAAGGAGCATAAGTATCTACCAGACTTTGTGCTCTTCAATGGGATAATTGTGGAGACTAAGGGTTTGTTTGATACAGCAGACCGCGCCAAACACTTGCTACTGCGAGACCAGTACCCTGAGTTAGACATTCGGTTCGTCTTCAGTTCCTCTAAGTCCAAACTCTACAAGGGTAGTCCAACCAGTTACGGGATGTGGTGCGATAAGCACGGCATTAAGTACGCTGATAAATTGATCCCTTTAGCATGGCTCAAGGAGAAAGGCTCAAGGATCCCTGATGGTGTCCTTAAAGAAGTAGGGAGTAAGTGATGTCTAAAGTGCAATTCAATCAACGCAAGGAGACTAACTATATTGTTGTCCATTGTGCCGCCACTCGTCCCTCTATGGACATTGGTGTTCGTGAGATTCGCCAGTGGCATAAAGCAAAAGGTTGGCTTGATGTTGGCTACCACTATGTCATTCGTCGTGACGGTTCTATTGAACAGGGTCGGGATGTTGGCGCTATTGGTGCCCACGTTGCAGGTCATAACTATGACAGCATTGGGATTTGCCTTGTTGGTGGAGTCACTGAGAAGGACGTAAAGGTTGCTGAAAACAACTTCACGCCAGAACAGTTTGTTGCCCTTGAGAACATCTTGTGGGTGACTAAACGTCTCTACACCAAGGCCACCATTAAGGGACACCGTGACTTCGACTCAGGTAAGGCTTGTCCTTCCTTTGATGTCCACGAGTGGCTCCCTGAAGGCCTGAAGTAACACCAAGCTACATCATGCGAACTTAGGGATTCTCCTTAGGTTCGCTTTTAACGGTCCTCTATAGGAGAAACCTCTTGACTATCAAGCGCGCAAACTTGCAACAAGCATTCGACCTCAGTGAAGCCCTGGCTGAGATTGGTATGGTCAACATCATTGGTGGTGGTTGTGCTCGTGACATCTTTTTTGGCATTGAGCCTAAGGATGCTGACATTGTGATCCCCGCTGGCCGTATGAAGGTAGAACCCTTGCACGGTATGCAGGTCCCTGAGTTCTCAATGGATGACGTTGCAGACTTCCTTCGGGATCGTGGTGTGGACTTCCAGAAGTTCTACATCTACAACGGTGTTGAAGACCGGATCATTGGTGTCTTCAAGCTGACTGGTAGTGACATTGATGTGATCCTCTACGATGTCGCAACTGTTGAGGAGGCCTATCAGGCTTTCGACTTCAACATTAACCAATTCGTTATCGCCAATGTCGCTCGTGGTATTGATGAGGCGACTGTGCGTTACGTTGGGGACACTTCTGACAACGGTTGGTATCGACTCAAGGCTATCCGTCAGGACTTCAAGCCGAAACGTGAGGAGTACATCCGCGAGAAACATCACGCCCTGGTCTCTCGTGACACCCTGAATGATGGTGGCCTGATGGCCTGGGTCTGCCCCAATGATTCTGTAAGTGTCCTGGAGCGTCCTGTAGGTGGCGAACAGGGGATCTACTAATGGCACAGGACGAAAAGGAAGAGAGCTTTTTCCTCCATCACGTCCCTTGTCCTGACTGTGGGTCCACTGATGCAAACTCTGAGTTCTCTGATGGGCACCAGTATTGCTTTGCGTGTCCCCCTGAGACTGCCTACAAGGCTGGTCCTGAGGGTTACGAAAGGAAGGCTACTAAGGTAGCTGATGGGTGCCTAACGTTTGGTGAGGCTCAAGGTCAGTACGTTGCGTTCCCTAAACGTGGACTCACTGAGGAGATATGCCGTAAGTATGGCTACTGGCTGGCTCGACACCAAGGTCAGGCCTATCAGGTAGCAAACTACTTTGATGCGGATGGTCTCCTTTCAGGCCAGAAGTTGCGTGACAAGGACAAGGAGTTCAAGACCAAAGGGTCAGTCTCTAAGTCTGACTTGTTTGGCCGTCAACTGTGGGGCTCAGGTCGTAAGATCGTGGTGACTGAAGGTGAGATTGATTGTCTGACTGTTGCTCAGATCCAGGGAGGTAAGTACCCAACCGTAAGTGTCCCATTGGGGGCCAAAGCGGCTAAGGCTGCCTGTGCGGCCAACTATGAGTATTTCGATCAGTTCGATGAGATCATCCTTATGTTTGACATGGATGAGCCTGGACGATTGGCCTCCACTGAGTGCGCTGAGGTTCTCCCTGGTGGCAAGGTTAAGATTGCAGTGTTGCCTCTTAAGGACGCCAATGAGTGCCTCTTAGCGAAGCGCTCAAAGGATGTCATTGATGCAATCTGGAATGCCTCCCCTTACATCCCTGATGGTGTGGTCTCAGCCAAGTCTCTCCTGGCCCGCATTAAGAACAAACAGGATGTCCCATCGTTCGCACTTGTAGGCACCGAGGAACTTAAGCGCAAGACCAAAGGTGTCCGTGAGGGTGAGCTGTTAATGATCACCTCAGGAAGTGGCTCAGGTAAGTCCACTTATGTCCGTCAGAATGTCTACAGTTGGTTCTATGAGCAAAAGATCTCTGTTGGGGTCGCTATGCTTGAAGAGTCCGTTGAGGAGACCGCTCAGGACATTGTGGGACTTCACATTAACAAGAGGGTTCGCCAAGAGCCTGATAGTGTGACTGAGGAAGAGTTTGATTCGGCCTTCAATGAACTCTTTGATGAGGACGGATTGTTTCTCTATGACTCCTTTGCTGAGTCTCAAGAGGACCGATTGATTGCCAAGATGCACTACATGGTGAAAGCCCAAGGGTGCAAGGTAATTGTCCTGGACCACATCTCTATCGTTGTGTCCGCAATGGATGACAACAGTGATGAGCGCAAGACGATTGACCGACTGATGACCAAGTTGAAGACCTTTGCCAAGACCAACGGGATTCTTATGGTTGTCATTTGTCACTTGAAGAACCCTGAGAAGGGCAAGAGCCATGAAGAGGGCCGTAAGATCAGCATCACGGACCTTCGAGGCTCAGGTGCTTTACGTCAACTCTCCGATACCATCCTGGCACTTGAGCGAGACCAACAAGGTGATCATCCAGACTTGGTGTTAATCAGGGTCTTGAAGTGCCGCTTCACTGGTGACACAGGTGAGGCTGGCTACATGCAATACAGCAAGAAGACTGGCCGGATGGAAGAGGCAGCACCTCCCAATTGGGAAGCTGATGATGCCAATGAACAGGATCCAGACTTTTAACCCTCACAGATAGAACACACATTCTTTCCAGATATTCCACCCTCAAAGGAGAAACAAATGATCAAGCTCTATAAGTTCACCCTGAATGCACTTCTGAAAGCCCTGACCAATGCCGCAACCAAGGAGGACAAGAAGTCCGAAGCATCCATTAAGGCCGCTAAGGCCGCTGAGTTGGTTGCTATTCGTCTCCGTGAGTCGGCACAGGCTCAACTGGCTCAGGCCGGTAAGTTCCGTGAAGAGGCCCGTAAGGTCTCCGCACTGATCTAACTCCAGGGATACAAGAACACCAATAAGAAAGCACTTTAGGTTAATTCCTGGAGTGCTTTGTTGTGGGTAACTTTGCCCTTTACACTGTAGGAGGACTTGCTGTGTCCATTGAGATAAAGAAGAAAGCGCGCATTAAGCAACTGGAAGCTCAGGTTGCCAGCATTAAGGCAGACTCTCAGAAGTACCTGGATAAAGGTGTTGAACTGAGTGATCAGCTCGTTAAGGCAACTCAGGAACTTGAGACCACCAAGGGTCAACTCCATGAGGCCTTGATGAAACTGGGTGCAATCGTCCATATCCTCAAGCCAGAACTTCAGGAGGTCACTAAGGGATGTTCAGTAAGTGTCAGCTTTGTGGAACTCCATAAGCTGATGCCTAAACATGCCATATTCCAGGTGTGGCCTAATGATGCTCGTGACATTATGGCTAAAGTCGAGGGTCTTGATGAGGTCCGTAAGTTCTCACGACTGGCAACAGCTCTCCCACAAGGGACCAAGACTGCCCATGTTCGGTACTGTGGGACTTTGTACTCAGTGCCCCGAGAAGTTTGCAAAGTGGTGATACCTAATGCTGATATCTGACATTGAAACTAACGGCCTCCTTCGGGAAGTCGATAAGTTCCACTGTGGAGTTAGCCATGACACAACCACAGGTACTTACCATGAGTACGGACCTGAGCAACTTAAAGAGTACATTGTCCAACTTGAGGCTGAGGCCGCAAAGCCTGATGGTCTGATTGTTGGTCATAACTTCATTAAGTATGACATTCCGGTCCTGGACAAACTCAAACGTCTCTACTTCGGTAAGCGTTTGAACATCCCTAAGCAACGTGTGTTTGACACATTGGTTGCCTCTCGACTCCTTTACTCCAACATCCGTGACACTGATGCAGCCCTATTGAGGACTGGTAAGTTGCCCGGTAAGAAGTTCGGTAGTCATGCCCTGGAAGCCTGGGGTTATCGCTTAGGCGAGATGAAGGGTGAATATGCAGATGACTTCAAGGCTCAAGTAACGGCTCAAGGTCTGGTCTATGAGCCCGGCTCTGAGTGGCTCAAGTGGTGCCCTGAGATGCAAGCCTATTGTGTCCAGGACGTTGTAGTCACCACAGCATTCATGAACAAGATCATGAGGGACCCTTACTACTCCTGTGAGGAGAACATTTGGGGAACTACAGAATCCCTCAGGTTGGAACATGAAGCGGCCTGGGTGTTGGCACAGATGGAGCGTAATGGTTTCCCATTCGACTCTGATGGCGCTGAAAGGCTTTACTCGGAACTTGCAGGCAGACGGGCAGACCTCCTCATGGAGTTGGTCGAAACGTTTGGCTCTTGGTATCAGGCTAAAGGTGGGACTGAATTGTTCCTCCACCCTGTGTCCGGTAAGCCTCTCGAAAAGTACCCACGGGTTAAATACCCTAAAGTGGGTGGAGTGTTTAGTGCTGATGGCAAGCGCAAAGACAAGCGGGAGACCTTTGTTGGTGCTCCATATACGCCTGTCGAGTTCATCACATTTAACCCCGCCAGTCGGCCACACCTAATCAGACAACTGGAGATCCGTGGTTGGGTCCCTATTGACTTCACGCCCACAGGGGCCGCTGTAGTTGACGATGAGGTCTTAGAGACCGTTCGTTTGGCTGACCCTCAGGACCAGAAGTGCCTGGAGCTTATCCGTGAATACCTGATGATCCAAAAGCGGATCGGTCAAGTTGCTGAGGGTGATCAGGCTTGGTTGCGCCACGAGTTTGAAGGCAAGATCCACGGGAACATAAACCCCAATGGTGCTGTGACTGGGCGCGCTACTCATAGCTTCCCTAACATCGCTCAGGTGCCTGCTAACGATAAGCCCTACGGTAAGGCTTGCCGTGCTCTCTTTGGCGCCCAATGGGCGCGTAAGAAGCTCAAGGGTTGGGAGAATGCAACACAGTTAGGTGTCGATGCTTCAGGCCTGGAGTTGCGCTGTTTAGCTCACTTCATGTCCAAGTATGACGATGGCGCTTATGGGGAGATCATCCTTAAAGGTGACATCCACTGGGCTAACGCTATTGCTGCTGGTCTTGCTGAGGATGTCCCTCGGGATAAACACAATGAGACCCATGAGGCATGGCGCAACAATGCCAAGACGTTCATCTATGGGTTCCTCTATGGTGCTGGTGCGGCCAAGATTGGATCTATTGTGGGCGGTGATGCCAAACGTGGGAAGCAACTTCAAAAGGACTTCCTGGACAACACACCAGCCATTAAGCAACTTCGGGAAGCCATTGAGGCCATGCTGGTGGAGTCCTCAACGTGGGTTGCTGGTAAACAAAAGGTCAAGTGGAAACGCCGTTGGTTGAAGGGACTTGATGGCCGTAAGGTCCACGTCCGGTCTCCTCACAGTGCGCTTAACACTCTCCTCCAGTCCGCTGGTGCTCTTATCTGCAAGATGTGGGTAGTGGAAACTATCAGGATCCTTGAGGAAGAACATGGCTACATCCACGGATGGGATGGTGACTTTGTGTTGATGGCCTGGGTCCACGATGAGATGCAAATTGCTGGTAAGACTCCTGAGATTGCACAGGTGGCTAAAGATGCCGCTCAGTTGGCTATCAGGAAAGTAGGTGAGCACTTCAAGTTCCGTATGCCTCTCGATACTGAGGGCAAGTTTGGTGGGACTTGGGCTGAGTGTCACTAATATACATAGGGACCTTCATAGGGTCCCTCTTTACGTTAATCATAAGGAGGCCATATGCCTGAGACTAAGACCCGTTCGTATGATGTTGCTGTGTCCTATACCGGCAAGTTTGTATTCTCTAAGGAGAACTTTGAGGAGTTCCATAAGCAGATCGCTCAGTCCCTGGACAAGTTGATTGCTAAGGAAGCTAAGCGCCCACTTACGGCTGAGGAGAAGTTCCAGAAGTCCGAAGCTGTGCGCTACATGGAGATGACTGATGATCAGGCTATTGAGTCGATCCTTAAGGAAGCCTTCAAGCAAGTCCTGGCCGAACAACGTAAGGACCTCAAGAGTGAGGGTTTCACTAAGTTGAGTCCTCCAGTTGTTGTTGTCACTCCTCGGGTGTCCTAATGGAAGTCCATATCAGCAAGAAGTCCCCTAAGGGTGAGCTTGTAGAGCACCTTAAGCGGGGCACTGTTGTTGTGACTGAGGGATCCACCGGGGCCTTTATGATCACTGATCGCACTGGTGGTATTGATGGTGCCTATGATCAAACAGTGGCCTGTGTAGACCTGGCCTCAGGTTGTGACTATCGGATCACCAAGGGGACCTATGTTCTCGTTGTGGAGAACCCTAAGTTCACTGGGGAGGTCAACCGTGGATGAGTACCTTAGAGTCCTTTCAGGGATCAAGAAGGAATCCAAGACCTTCCAGTCCAACTATGTGCGTAATAACGCGTCCCTGGTGGCCGAACTTGCGAGCCGCTCTCACATTAGCTGCCTTGATACTTCTGGTCGTAACACTGGAGTATGGCAAGCAACCGCCTCAGGTGTTGCCTTTCTGCGCAAACATCGAGCAACCGTATAAGGAGGTGCATTGTAATGGCAAAACGGAACAGTTGTACGGACTGCGCCCATAAGCGCGGCTATGAGTGCAATAAGGCGCGCTCAAGTTATTGGGATGGCGTTAAGGGTGTTGAAGTTTCATATGCCAACTCCTGTAACTTTCACCGTGGTGGCATAGACTTTTGCCACTCCCATGAGTCTAAGGCTCCAACAATGTGGGAACGCATTAAGGCGGTTCTTCTGTGATTTACGACTTCGATCCATCCGGTGAGGACCACGATGGTGCATGTATGTGCCCATGTTGTGATCAAGCGGCACGGGAAGAACAGGAAGAGGAGGACACGGATAGTGAGTAAGCCTAAGAAGAACATCGTGTTGGTCCTGGACGGTGACTATCTGGTCTTTAGTGCCATGAGTGGCGCTGAAGTAGAGACCGATTGGGGCGACGATATGTGGACCCTTGAATGTGACCACGGGAAAGCTAAGCGCTCCCTTGAGTTCGCCGTTAAGCGTATCAGAGAGCGCCTGAAGGAGTTCAATGATTGCCGTGTAGTCATGGCCTTTACTGATGACGTTAACTGGCGTAAGAGCGTCCTGGAGACCTACAAGGCCAACCGTAAGGGTAAGCGTAAGCCAGTTGGTTACAAGGCTTTCGTACAGTGGACTATGGAGAACTATGAGTCCTTCCTACGGCCAACCCTTGAGGGTGATGATTGTATGGGGATCCTATCGACTCGCCCTAAACTCTTGGGTCCTGAAGTTGATGAGGTTGTCCTGGTGTCCTGCGATAAGGACTTCAAGACCATCCCTGGGCGCTTCTACTGGCTCACTACGGATCAAGTGTTGACCTTGAGTGAACAGGATGCTGACTACTGGCATATGTACCAAGCCATGATTGGGGACACTACTGATGGTTATGGTGGGATCCCTGGTGTTGGTGAAGGCATGGCTAAGGAGTTCCTTGAGAACCCGCAATGGTTCTATCAGGCCACTAAGGTCATGAAGTCTGGAGCCCGTAAGGGTGAAGAGGTTCTTTATTGGACTTCTCGACCTCTCAGTGAGTTTGAGCCGGATGGTGGTGATGGCATTAACACACCTCCAACCCTATGGGAGTGCATTGTCTCCCTGGCGAATAAGCAGGGGATGACTGAGGAGGAACTACTGGTCCAGGCTCAGGTAGCCCGTATCTGTCGGGACACTGATTATGACTTCAAGACCAAGGAAGTGATCCTTTGGACTCCTCCAGAAGTCAAGGACGTTTATTAACCCTCACAGATAGAAGAGGGTCCAACCTAAAAGATTAATACTTAAAGACAACTTAAAGAGGTGTGACTATGCAGCGTTGCGTAAAGGAAGCTATCGAGCTACGGGACTCAGTTAATGCGGGTATGGCAACACTGCCACCAATTGCCCCAATCACTGCTGAGTACCTTTCAGTTCGTCTATCCATGCCCTACATAGTCGCCTCAGGGTTGATTGATGAGGTTAACTCCTTAGGGCTCTCTGAGTCGGGACGTTACGGTTTCTTTATGGGTCTTCAGTTTGCTGTGGAGACCATTGATGAGATTGCTAATTCCCGTGAACCTGTGGATGACCAATAGGAGACTCTATGTGCTTTTCAAGTAGCGCAAAGACCCCTAAGACTAACGCTAATGCTATCCCTGCTCCTGAGCCTGTACTTACAGAGGAGCCTAAGGGTATCGCTGTGGGTGATGCTGACACTCCTATTGAGGAGGGTAAGGGCAACGGTAAGGACTCCTTGAAGGTTACTAAGGATCCAGCACCAGTTAGCACACCAGCTCAGTCTTCAGAGGACAAGAAGAAAATGGACACTGTTAAGACAGCCACACCTACCAAGGTGAAGGGTCTCGGTTCCATTAAGCGGTCTTTAACAAAGGCCACAAGCCAACCAAAATAAGGAGAACCTAATGGGGTTTTTTAGCAAGATTAAGAAGGCTATCAAGAAGTCTGTAGGGAGCGCTTCGGGTGGTCTCATTGGTGGTGGCTCTGAGAAGGCCAAGGAAGTTGCCCCAGCAGTGGCAGCAGCTCCACCAGCAGCAACCGTGGAGACTCCCAAACAGGACACCACAACTGAGGACAATGCGGACACTGAGTCTGGCCGTAAGAAAGCCAAAGCGTCCGGTAAGAAGTCCCTTTCGGTACAGCGCTCCTCCAAGAGCGGTCTCAGCATCTAACCTAAGGAGACCCTATGGCCAGCACTAAACGTGACGGCTTAGGGGAGAACGGTGCGAAGGCAGTCTATGACAAACTGGTGAATGACCGGGCTCCTTATGAGACCCGAGCTGAGAACTGTGCGCAATACACTATCCCTTCCCTATTCCCTAAGGCCGCTGATAACGCCTCAACTGACTACACAACTCCCTGGCAAGCTGTAGGTGCCCGAGGGTTGAACAACTTGTCCTCTAAGTTGATGCTCGCTCTGTTCCCTCTCCAAACCTGGATGCGCCTAAGTGTCTCTGAGTTCCAAGCTAAGCAACTGTTGGGTGATCCTCAGCAGCTCGCTCAGATTGATGAGGGTCTCTCTATGGTTGAGCGGATCCTGATGAGCTACATGGAGTCCAACAGTTACCGAGTGACTCTCTTTGAGGCCCTTAAGCAACTTGTTGTATCCGGTAACGCTCTCCTCCACATGCCACCTCCTGAAGACAATGGGTACAACCCCATGAAGCTCTACAGGCTGAGTTCCTATGTCGTCCAACGGGATGCTTATGGGAACGTCTTGCAAGGTGTGACCCGTGACAAGATTGCTTTTGGTGCTCTCCCTGAGGACCTCCAAAGTAAACTGGATGGTGAACACACTCCTGAAGAGGAGATTGAGGTTTATACCCACTGGTATCTTGACGGTGAATCTGGAGACTACCTGAGCTATCAGGAAGTTGAAGGTGAGGAAGTTGAAGGGACTGATGGTCAGTATCCTAAAGATGCCTGCCCGTGGATCCCTGTGCGACTCGTTAAGATTGACGGTGAGGCTTATGGCCGCAGCCACTGTGAGGAGTACCTTGGGGACTTAAGGTCCTTAGAGAACCTTACAGAAGCAATGGTCAAGTTCTCCATGATTGCCGCTAAGGTGATTGGCTTGGTGAACCCTAACGGTATCACTCAGGTGCGCCGATTGACCAAGGCTCAGACTGGTGACTTTGTTCCTGGTCGTAAGCAGGACATTGAGTTCCTTCAGTTGGATAAAGCGGCTGACTTCAGTATCGCTAAGGCTGTGGCTGATGCAATTGAGGCGCGCTTGTCGTATGCCTTTATGTTGAACTCAGCAGTCCAGCGCTCAGGCGAACGAGTGACAGCCGAAGAGATCCGTTATGTTGCTGGTGAACTTGAGGACACTCTTGGTGGGGTCTATTCGATCCTGAGTCAAGAGTTGCAGTTGCCTATGGTTCGGATCCTTATGAACCAACTCCAAGCAACCTCTCAGATCCCTGACTTGCCTAAGGAGGCCGTGGAGCCGTCCGTAAGTACAGGACTGGAAGCGTTGGGCCGGGGTCAAGACCTTGAGAAGCTAAATCAGTTCATCACAGCTCTTACAGGTCTTATGGGTGTCCAGGACTCTGACATTAACATGGCTCAACTTAAGATCCGTTTGGCTAACGCTATCGGTCTTGATACGGCTGGCTTGTTGTTAACCGCTGAAGACAAGGCCCAACAGAATGCTGATGCTGCTATGGCTGCTGGTGCTGAGTCTGCTGGTGCTGCTGCTGGTGCCGGAATGGCCGCACAAGGCACAGGCACTCCTGAGGCACTTCAGCAAACTATGGCTAATGCTGGTCTTCAACCTGGGGCTCCTGGAGTCGCAACTTAATTAACCCTCACAGATAGAACACACCAAACATCCGAAGTTATGGAGACTGATCGTGTGTTCTTCAATCAACTTAAAGGAGTTCTAATGTCTGACATTTATGCTGAGTTTGGCGTTAACAATGCTGTGATTGCGGGTGGTTCCACTCAGGCCGAACATGAAGAGAACATGTTGTCTCTTGATGTCCGTGCTCGTGATGGTGATGATGCCATTGAGTTGAGTAGTGATGACCTGAAGCCCGTCCTGTTGGATGACAAAGGTAACGTTATTCCTGATGATTCAGGTGATGACGATAATGATCAAGGTGACTCTGATGAGTCCGGTCCAGAATCCGGCGATGAGACTCCTCTGATTGAAGAGTTTGTTCCAGGTGAACCCAATGAGGAACTGAAAGCGGTCTCTGAGTCAATCTCTAAGCACGCTGAGGGTTTTAATCAGATGCGCCAGTCGGCCATTGCTAATGGTCTTGATGCTGGTGTGGCTGATGCCATCATGCTTGAGTATGGCTCTGAAGAGGGTATCTCGGACAAGTCCTATGAGGCACTTGCAGCCGCTGGTTTTAACCGCCAGTTCGTTGAGTCCTACATTCGCGGCCAAGAAGCCCTGAGTGATCAGTTTGTGGGTGGTGTTATTACCCTGGCTGGTGGTGCTGAGCGTTTCAACTCCCTGGTCAAACACATGGAGACCAACTCCCCAAGTTCCCTCAACTCGCTCTATAAAGCGATGGAGAGTCAGGACCTGGACACCATTACGTCAATCATTGAGTTGACTAAAGGCAGCCTGACTAAGAAGTTTGGTAAGGCCCCTGGTCGTAACATCACCAAGAATGCTCCTGCAAGTCAGCCTGAAGTTGCCCAAAAGGGTCCTAAGGTTGAGCCCTTTGCTGATCGTCAAGAGATGATTGCCGCAATGAGCAAGCCTGAATATGCCAAAGATCCAAAGTACCGCGCCCAAGTTGAGGCCCGTGTTGCTCTGAGTTTCTAACTCAAAGTTTAATTAACCCTCACAGATAGAACACAAGGCCCATCGAGGTTCTCCACAAGATCCACTTAAGTGTGGTGAGTGGGAGACAACTTGTGTTCAAACCTCATATGAATTATTAAGGAGAACTACATGGCTAATGCTGTCGGTCAACAAATCGGTAAGAACCAAGGTAAAGGCATTTCGGATGCTGACAAACTGGCTAACTTCCTGAAGGTCTTTGGTGGTGAAGTATTGACCGCCTTTGCTCGTCGTTCGGTCACTATGGACAAGCATATGGTCCGTACCATCCAGAACGGTAAGTCCGCTTCCTTCCCTGTAATGGGCCGCACCAAGGGTTACTACCTGAAGCCGGGTGAGTCCCTGGATGACAAACGTGGCGACATCCCTCACTCCGAGAAGGTCATTCAAATTGACGGTCTGTTGACCTCAGATGTGTTGATCTTTGACATTGAGGATGCAATGAACCACTACGATGTGCGCTCTGAGTACTCGGCTCAACTGGGTGAAGCATTGGCAATTGCTGCTGATGGCGCAATCCTGGCTGAGATGGCCGCTCTGTGCAACCTACCAGCAGCCTCTAACGAGAACATTGCGGGCCTGGGTACTGCCACAGTCCTCAAGATCGGCGTTAAGGCTGACCTGCTGGCTGATGCTGCTCTGTTGGGTCAAGAGATCCTCAAGGGTCTGACCACTGCTCGTGCCAAGTTGACCAAGAACTATGTCCCATCGAGTGACCGTAAGTTCTACACTGACCCGGACTATTACAGCGCCATCCTGGCTGCTCTGATGCCTAACAGTGCAAACTATGCGGCTCTGATTGATCCTGAAACTGGTTCGATCCGTAACGTGATGGGCTTTGAGGTCCTGGAAGTTCCACACTTGACCGTTGGTGGTGCTGGTGATGACCGTGCAGGTGCAAACCAAAAGCACGCCTTCCCGGCTGCTGCTTCGGCTACCGTGTTCGTTGCACTGGACAACATCGTTGGCCTGTTCAATCACCGTTCGGCTGTAGGCACTGTGAAGCTGAAAGATATGGCCCTGGAACGTGCTCGTCGTGCTGAGTACCAAGCGGACCAGATCATTGGTAAATACGCTATGGGTCACGGTGGTCTGCGTCCTGAGGCTGCTGGTGCTCTCGTGTTTGGTGCAAAGGCGTAACCCCTGAGGGGCTTATGTTCCGGTCGCTAAGCATGGACGTGGTGGAGCCTACAGGTATCACCATGCAGAAAACCCTGAGTCTGAAAGTTTCGGTTAGTAAGACTCTTGTGGCGACTGTGGAACCTGAAGGGGCCAGCGTCTCCCTTACATGGACTTCCAGTAAACCAGAAGTAGTAACTGTTGATGATGCAGGTAATGTCTTTGGGGTTATTACAGGCACAACCAACATTAAGGCCTCCTATGGGGACCTCTCAGCTTCTACTTATGTAACTGTTAGCTGATGTAAGAATACCGAACCCTCAGTGTCCTCTATGGATGCTGGGGGTTTTTTACGTTAAGGAACTCCAAGGAGGACTTATGGCTTTAGATTCAAGTTTAGACTCTGATGATGAGTTGGAGGCAGTTAACGACATCATTGGGTGCATTGGTGAGGCCCCTGTGAATACCCTTGAGGGTGAGGGTAACGTGGACGTTGCTAACGTTCGCCGGATCCTTGCTCGTGTGAACCGTGAAGTCCAGGCTAAGGGTTGGACCTTTAACATTGATGAGTCCGCTGTACTGACTCCTGATGTGTTCTCTAAGTTCATCCCGTGGCTCCCCACTTACTTGTCCATTATGACAACTGGTGGATCCCTCTATGTAAACCGTGGTGGTTATGTTTATGACCGGACCAGTAAGACGGACCAGTTTGAGGCAGCCATTACCGTGAGTCTTATTGAACTCAAAGCATTCTCTGAGATGCCTGAGGCTTACCGTTCATACATCATTGCCAAGGCAGCCCGTAGGTTCAACATCCAGTTCTTTGGTGCTGCTGAGATTGAAGGCTCACTTCAGGAGCGAGAGGCTGAAGCCTGGGTGGCGGTCCAAGAGTTTGAGCTGGACTTTGGTAACTACAACATGCTGGATGGAGACGCCTTTGTTGGTGGTGCCATTGGCCGATAATAACTAAAGGAGGTCTAATGGCTCTCGTATCGCAAACAGTAAAGAACCTCAAGGATGGAATGAGTCAACAACCTGACATCTTGAGGTATCCCGAACAGGGAGCGCTCCAGGTTAATGGCTGGTCCTCAGAGACTGAAGGACTCCAAAAGAGACCTCCAAGTATCTTTGTGAAACGCTTAGCTGCCTCAGGGGCCTTTGGGACCTCTCCAGCTATTCACTTGATTAACCGTGATGCTGTTGAACAGTACGACTTGGTGTTCACTGGTAGTTCCATTCTGGTCTATGACCTGAAGGGCAATCAGTACACTGTGACGGACCTTGCTGGTGATGGTTACTTCAACACCTCAGCACCAAGAGAGGACTTAAGGATCATCACTGTGGCTGACTATACGTTCGTAGTGAACCGCAAAAAGGTGATCACTATGGATCCTGGGTTGACGCAACCGGGCTACCCAAGTCTAAACAGTCGGGCAATCATTAACGTCCGTGGTGGTCAGTATGGCCGCACCTTATCCATTGGGATTAATGGTGGACCTTTGGCATCTATAGTGATGCCTGATGGTGGCACTGTAACGGATGTCAATAAGACGGATGCTCAATACATTGCAACAACCCTAACGGCCTCCCTGGTTACTGCTTATCCTGGGTGGACCTTTGTTGCTGGCTCAGGTTACATACTCATCACTGCGCCTGTGGGGACTCCTATCAACACTGTTGAGACAAAGGATGGTTACGCCAATCAGTTGATCAATGGGCTGATCTATCAAGTCCAGACCTTCAGTAAGCTCCCATTGGCGGCTCCTGCTGGATACTTGGTGGAGATCACTGGTGAAGCGGGTACGGGCCGAGACAACTATTGGGTCCGTTATGATGACTCCTCTAAGGTATGGCGCGAGACTGTGGCCCCTGGTATTACTGCTGGGTTCAATGCCTCAACAATGCCCCATGCCCTGGTGAGAGCTGCAAGTGGTAACTTTGAGTTCAAGCAGTTGACTTGGGAACAGCGAAAGGTGGGAGACGATGACACTAACCCGGTGCCTTCCTTTGTGGATGCTTCGGTTAATGATGTGTTCTTCTATCGGAACCGCTTAGGGTTCCTCTCAGGTGAGAACGTGATTATGACTCGGGCCAGTAAGTTCTTTAACTTCTTCCCTGGGTCTATTGCAACACTGGCTGATGATGACCCAATTGATGTGGCTATCAGTCACAACCGAGTGAGCATCCTGAAGTACGCCGTACCATTCGCTGAGCAACTCTTGTTATGGTCTGATCAGGCTCAGTTCGTTATGTCCTCTTCAGGTTCCCTCACAAGCAAGAGCCTACAGTTGGACCTGACCACTGAGTTTGATGTGACTGATAGTGCCCGTCCCTTTGGGATTGGACGTGGAGTCTACTTTGTGTCCCCTCGGGCAACCTACAGTTCCATTAAGCGTTACTATGCGGTCCAGGATGTATCAGCCGTTAAGGGCGCCTCAGATGAGTCCGCTCATGTTCCCCGATTGATCCCTAACGTGGTCTTCAATCTCCACGGGTCAGGTACTGAGAACTTCCTGAGTTGTATTAGTGACTCAGCCCCTGGTCAGTTATTCATCTACAAGTACCTCTACATCGAGGAACAAGTAGTCCAGCAGTCGTGGGGCTATTGGGACTTTGGGGTTGACGTTAAGATCCTCTCAGCCAACTCCATTGGGAGCTACATGTGGCTGGTCCTTCAGCGACCTGGAGGGATCACTATGGAACGTGTGGAGTTCACTAAGCAGACCTTGGACTTCCCTACAGAGCCTTACCGGACCTATATGGATATGAAGGCCACTGTGGTTCCAACTGTGTGGGATGAGGATGACTATTCGACATCTATTAGTCTGACCAGCATCTATGGGTTTGCTCCCAATGATGAGTTCTACACAATGGGGACTGATGGTGTCTTTGTGCGCCACACTCCACCAACTGGAGGATGGACTGATGGTGGGATCCTTAAGATTTATGGGGACCAACGTGGGCAAACCTTCTTTGTTGGGCGGATCTATGAGTTTGAATATGAGTTCTCCAAGTTCCTCATTAAGCAACGTGATGCTCAAGGGTCCATCTCAACAGAGGACTCAGGGAGACTCCAGTTGCGTAGAGCCTGGGTGAACTATGAACTCTCAGGGGCCTTCAAGGTTAACGTTCAGCGGGGCAATGAGGAACCTTGGGTCTACACAATGTCCGGTGGTCGCTTGGGTGTGGACTTCACCTTAGGGGAACTCAACGTAGGTACAGGACAATTCAGGTTCCCTATGTCGGGCAATGCTAAAACCCTCACAGTAGGAATCACATCGGACACTCCCACGCCTATGAACATCATTGGGTGCGGCTGGGAGGGTAACTATCTGCGCC